TAATTCTGAAACGGGAGCGGGCAGTATTTCAGCTTTTGGGATTAATTGGACGTTAGCTTGCCTTAATGGAATGCAGACACAAAATATAACAAGAAAATCACATATAACGTCAGCTCGAGACGGGGACACTTGGAATATTTTGACCGACGAAACTAAACAAGCTGATAATCATAGCCTAAAATTACAACTCAGGGATATTGTCAGCTCATATGCTAGCAGAGATACTTTTGATGAAAATCTTGAAAAAATGAGATTAGCTTCTGAAGATACAATTAATGTTGAAGCGAGCGAAGCCGTCGAAAATTTAGGAAAAGTTTTAACTTTATCTAAAAAGGAAACTAGCAACGTATTAGACGGATTGTTAAAAACTATTGGACAAGCGGGTTATGAAAACGACAAGCCCGTTAATAGGGCAACTTTTGTTAATGCAGTAACTAGAGTCGGTAATACTGCCAAAGCTGATGATGTTGACTTTTGGCAAAAACTAGGCGGGCAAGTTTTAAACATGAAAAAAACCGATTGGAATAGAGTCGCTATGGCATCATAATTTTTTATACATTTAAAGCCGATTTAAGCCCCGTAGAGATACGGGGCTTTTCTTTTTGGTTAATATATGCGATAAACTATATAACTTTAATAAATAGGAGAAAAAACTATGGCTAGATTTATATTAGACGTAGCGAGTAAAGGCCCCAAGATATCCCATGAAGAACTTAAACAAGTTATAGATATTCATAACGATTATTTTGGCGGGTTTGTTTCTACAATAATTTTAGTAGATGATACCAACGAAAATCAGTTTTATTATGAAGAACTTGAAGACGATCCATCATTAAACGATTTAAACGAAGAACAAATTAATAACTTTAAAAAATTAAATAGAGAGCTTTTTAACGAATATTTATAAATAGGAGACTAAGATTATGCAATTTTCAGAATGGACAAAAAAACTAGGTCAGCAATGTTGGAGCGATCCCGACACACACACCACTTTTTGCGGGAAGCCCCAATTAGGCAATAATTATGCGGATTTAATAAAAGATGAATTTAAAACGCCTTGTAAAACTTGTTTAGATATTATTGACGCTAGATATGTTGATACTAATAAACTTGAGAATAACTTAAAAAAAGCGGGCTTAAATGTGATTGTATTTGATTAAAATATTAAGAGCTGCTCTTTTTATAAAAGCCCCGTATTTTTTGCGGGGCTTTTCTTTTATATAAAACTATGCGATAAAATGGGATAACTTTAATTAATCAATAGGAGATTTTAAAAATGATTAATAACAAACAAATAAAAACTATTAATAATATGTATGATAGTTTTCAATTTATGAACAATATTACTTGGACTAAACACCGAGACGAAATTTATAAATTAGAATTAGGTTACGAAAAAGGACACCGTAATTTTTGTTATGGTCGAGATTATGGGAAATTCACGGCGAATTTATCAGCAAAGTTTTTTACTTGTCGTCATATGTTTGACGCCATCACCGCTTATAATAAATTTATAAATGAGAATGAGAGTCGGGGCTTGTATAAAGTTAAAGATTACCTTGGAATTAAAACAAGTATTTTCCACGCACAAGCTTTTGTAGAGAATTACCAAAAGCAGATCCAAGACTTTTTGCAATTTCAATTAGCCTCAGATTTATTTTTAGATTTTGATAAATTGGATTATATGAATCTTGTAGAGCTTGAGGACGTGGCCTAATGCGTAAATTTATATCTCTTTTATGCAATGTTTTATTTATGCCAATTATGATTATATTTGCTATTTTTATTCTTTTAATTGCTAATCATATTTAAAAATTAAAGAACATTTAAAGCCGATTTAAGCCCCGTTTAGCGGGGCTTTTTTCTTGCCCGATCTAATCAGTATTAAATAGTTAAACAAGCCCGCCACGGCCGACCAGACACAGCTCCAAACGTATGGCCGGTGAATCATGTATTAATATAAATGTTTTAATGGGTACGGTTGGAGATCCGCAAGCCGTCAGCCGTGGGACGTGGAACTAATACCAGTAATTATAACCCACGATCTAATCCCGGTTAACAGCTGTTAAAGATTTAAACCCCGGGGAACAGCTGACAAGATCCGCAAGACATCAGGACGGGTTAAAGAGCTGCTCTTTTTATAATCCCTGATCCGTGATTCTAGCCCCGCCAATCAGCTGTAAAACGTGAAGGAAAAATTAAAAATAATAAAATTGCTTCATCAATTATTTAAAAAAATGATGAAGGTACCCTATCCAATAGAGGCTAAAAAACTATAAAAAAAACAGTTGACAACAAAAACGAATCGGGGCCCACAGGTTTTCTGCACAAGGGCATGTGCCAAGTTTTTCACAAACAATCACAAATAATTTGATATAGTCGTTAACTATATTATAATAAACCATAAATCGCATATAATTTTAAGTTAAAGGGACCCCTATATGGATGGTACAATGCAAGACGAAAGGCTCTTAAAACTCGAACTAAGATTAGCTCAGTTAGAGAAGAACGAAGAGTGCCAAAAAACATTTTTAACTTTTGTAAAAAGTATCTGGCCGAGCTTTATTCAAGGTAGGCACCATGAGATAATTGCAGAAAAATTAGAAAGAGTAGCTAGGGGTGAATTAAAAAGATTAATAATCAACATGGCACCGCGACACACGAAATCTGAGTTTGCATCCTTTTTGTTTCCGGCGTGGATGATGGGCCGCAGCCCGAACATGAAGATCATTCAGGCCACACATACGACAGAGCTTGCTGTTAATTTTGGTAGAAAGGTCAAGAACCTTTTGGAGACGGACGAGTTCAAGACAGTATTTCCAGATGTAAGCTTGGCGGTAGATAGTAAAGCGTCCGGAAGATGGGATACGAATAAGGGTGGTATGTATTATGCGGTGGGTGTTGGCTCGAACTTAGCTGGTCGTGGTGGAGATTTAATCATAATCGATGATCCTCACTCGGAACAGACGGCTATGAGTAACAATGGTTTTGAAGATGCGTGGGATTGGTATACTGGGGGCCCCCGACAGAGGCTCCAGCCGGGAGGTAGTATAGTTATAGTTCAAACGAGGTGGTCAGAAAAGGATTTGACGGGTCAGTTGGTTCGCTCAATGGCAAAGGATCCCCTAGCGGATCAGTGGGAGATAGTGGAATTGCCTGCTATTTTTGATAATGGGGAACCTTGTTGGCCTGAATATTGGAGTTTAGATGATTTAACGGCGGTAAAAGCGTCTATTCCGCCTAGTAAATGGAATGCACAGTACCAGCAGCAGCCTACTGGTGAAGAAAATGCGATAATTAAGAGAGAATGGTGGCGGAAATGGGAGAAAAAGAGTGTTCCTAACCTACAATATGTGATTCAAAGCTATGATACGGCTTTCTCGAAACGTGAAACGGCTGACTTTAGTGCGATAACGACATGGGGAGTGTTTTATCCAGAGGAAGTAGGGGGTCAACCTGCTTTAATTTTGCTTGATAGTGTGAAAGACAGGTGGGATTTCCCGGAATTGAAGAATATTGCCTTAGAGCAGTATAATTATTGGGACCCCGAGACAGTAATTATAGAAGCGAAGGCTACGGGGCTGCCGCTCACACATGAATTGCGTAATATGGGAATACCTGTTGTTAACTTTACACCGAGTAAAGGTAATGATAAGGTATCGAGAGTACATGCGGTGTCTCCTTTGTTTGAAGCAGGGATGGTTTGGGTCCCTGACGAGACTTTCGCGGATGAGATGATAGAAGAGGTTGCAGCTTTTCCAAATGGAGAGTATGATGACCTTGTGGATAGCATGACACAGGCCTTAATGCGCTATCGTCAGGGTAATTTTGTACAGCTACCGACTGACGATTGGGAAGAAGGCGATGGGTCGGCTCAGGTAAGGGCTTATTATTGAGGTGAACATGGCTGATAGTGTAGTACGCAACGCAACTAAAGAAGACGATTCTAATATTGGTTATGATGATATTGTAAGGATGTTAGAAGAAGACCCATATGCGTTGGATCCTCTGGATCAAGATACTACGACAGCTCCTGAAGAATTTGACGAGCCTATGGAAGAAATAGGTAAGAAACTTTTTCAATTCGATGGTAGCGAGTCAGAAGGCGGCTTGGCGGATGCTCCTTTAGGTGGTATTGATCTGTTGAACACTAACTACGTCAAACCAAAGTATATACCTTTGGAATATGGCGGGTCCCCCGGAATAGAGAGTATAATGAAGAAAACCACTATTGAGATGCAGGAGATACCTGCTGACAGAAAGATGTTGGTAATGAACCGCATCATGAAACAAGGTGGTGTAACCCAATCCCGCGACCCACGGCTCATGGCTCAGTTAGCACAGGTTCTTGGAAGAGATGGCTAAGGATCAACAAAATTATAGAGACGTTTTATCTCGTTTAGAAGCTAAGGACAAAAAAGGTACTTCTATAGAAGATGCGTATGATGTTTTATCTTTTTTACCCGGCACGGGTGAAGCTATAGCGGCATACGAGCTGCCGGAAGTTTTGTCTCAAAGCGGTAAAATGATTTCTAGTGATGATTTTGTAGAAGCAGCGGCTGGCACTGGTCTGGCGACTTTAGGTGTTGCAAGTGTTTTACCCGGCGTAGGTCCTGTAGCTAGATATGTAAAAAAAGGGATTGAGGGTTTTATACCTTATTTGGGACCCAAGACAGCCACAGCTGGGGGCCCTGATATAGATTCAAGTGTTATGAAGATGGAAGGCGATACGTCAGGTGTGTCGGCTGTCCCTGACGATTTAAATTTAGGCTCGGGCAGTTTATTTGCACCAGAAAGTAAGAAAAACAGACGTTTATTGGTTTTATCTTGTAGTGACACAAAATGTCCTGATGTTGGGGATAAAGAAGCGATTGACCGTTATCTGGGTCCCGTGTTTCAAAGTTTAAAATCAATGGGTATCCCTTCGGATGTTGATGTAGCTATAATGTCTGCCAAACACGGATTGATAAGGGCAGATACTCCTATAGAAAATTATAATGACAAGATGAGTCCTAAGAAAGCAGAGTTGTTCAAGCAAGATGCTTCTCAAATGAATAGGATCAAAAATACTTTAGAGGGCTATGATAATGTTATTGTTCAGGGAGGTAAGGATTATAAGGATGTGATACAGGCGGCAGTGGGGGATGCTAAAATAACTGAAGTTCCCGGCGGTCGAGGTATTGGAGACCAAAGAAAAGATATGAAAGAGGCTGTTGCTTTTGGTAAGATAGATACACCTGTGTATCATTTTTCCCGTAACACGGACCCTGGTTTTACTAAGTTTGATCCAGACAAAGCCCCGGCTGCCTTAGACGGTCTTGGTATACATGTAGGATCCACCCCTAAAGCTGCTGAAGATAGGTTTATGGATTTAACTTTTGGTTTTGATGGAAGACTAAACGCAAGAAATTTAGCTAAAGAAAAGGGTATTGATTACGACACTGCCATAGGACAAATGGGGTTACCTAATGTTGAAGGTAATGTAGGCTATCAAAAAATAGGCTCTGGTCAATTTTCACTACCTATACCAAGAAAAACTTTAGGGGGATCTATACCTTTAAAAGCAGACCTAAGTAACCCTTATATACCCGAAGGTAATTTCAAAAGAAGTCAAGATCCGAAACAATGGCAAGAAAGTGAGCTAACAGATCATTTTTTAGATAAGTATAATGAAGATCGTGGAACAACCTTTACTATGCAAGATTTGGTCGGAGACAAACCAAACTTTCCTTTTGGGGACTTTCGTAAGTTTATAGGAGAGTTTCGAAAAGATTTATCAAAAGAAGGTTTTACGCATCTTCCGTATTATAATGATGTAGAAGATGTAGCGTCTACCTCATATATAATGTTGACAGACAGACCAAAAGGCAGCACTAAAGTATTACAAAGCCCCTTTGCTAAGAAAGATCCTAAAAAGTTTGATGATCCTGATATAATGAAAGAGGATGGCGGCGTAGTAAGTTTGAAGGAAAAAGCAGTAAATATGAACCGCGGCCCACGGGGCATAGAGCCCTACATCCAATACATGGAAAATGGTGGAGAGCCCAAGTATGAGCAAGGACAAGATTTAGGTGATGTAGAAATGAGAGCAGATTTAGAACCTTATTTGTACGGAAATCCTCTAGCTAGACTTGGGTATGAGTTGTACAAAGAAGGTAAAATAGATATTCAAGGGGTTGTATCAGAATCTGGGGGAGGATCACAAAGGTCCTATGGACTTTTTTCAAAAGACAGGGGCGAGATTGGATATATTGCTGATCAAAGAGAAGACTCTCCCGACCCTTTAAGAATTTTGACACATGAGTTGGCACATGCTGCTATGGATTTTATAGAAGGGAAAGATCAAGCTGGAAGAGAAGGTTTTAATAAATATGGTAATGTGGACTATGAAGAGAGTATGGTTAGAGGTGGCGATGTTTTAATTGATCGAAGAAGTCCTTCAGGAGAGAAACTAGCTCAAAATTATTTTGGAAGATTAAATCCTACCACGAAAGATATGAAAAAATTTATGAATGTTTCTAAGGTTGCTCAAGAAGCTTTAGATAAAAAAGGGTTACCTCCTGAAGCTATAGCAGAAGGAGATACAGGTTTTTATGGTACGTCTGGAAATAGATTATTAAGTAATACAGATAAATTAAGAAGATTTTTTCTTATGGATCCTCAAAGGAATGTAAACAATTATTTAAATCTTACTGGAGAAGATATACGAAAAGCCGAAGGCGGTGTTATAGGCCTGAAGGACAGGGCTGTTAAAATGCATAGGAATGTTGTATAGTACCTAAAAGGAGAATTACATGGCAAGAGAACCAATAGGCAGCATGATGGAAAATGTACCATCTCAGCTGGACGAAGATGAATTAGCTGCTGAAGTAGAGATAGAGGTGCCAGACAGTCTTGACATGGGTCCTATCCCAGAAGACGTGGAGATTATGGAAGAAGATGATGGAAGTGTTGTCGTTGATTTTGAGCCACGAGATCAACGAGGCACGACTGAAGACTTCTATGCCAACTTAGCTGAAGAGATGCCTGATGGTTTACTTGGAAAGATTGCGAGTGAGCTGACAGGTGAGTTTGACGAGAATAAGAGCGGTAGACAGGAGTGGGAAGATGCTTTCGCCAATGGTTTGGAATTACTTGGGTTTAGTTACGAAGAAAGATCCCAGCCGTTCAGAGGTGCGAGTGGGGTTACTCACCCGCTTTTGGCGGAATCGGCAACGCAGTTCCAAGCCCAAGCCTTCAATGAACTGTTGCCCCCAACTGGCCCCGTG